TGGTTGTACCAGTAACGGTCAAATCGCCAGCGATTGTGGTTGTACCAGTAATGCCGACTCCACCAGTAATGACTGGAGCGGCTAAAGTCTTGTTTGAAAGTGTTGCTACTGCATCTGCGGTGACTCCTGCGCCACCATTAGTGGTAATTGCCATATTATGCTATCTCGCTTCCGAACGCGTTGAATGACATAGTTGTTGCCGATGCGTAAACAGTTACAACATCTGAAGCATCAATGGTGAGACCTAAAGTATAAGCCGCTGTGGTATTGGCTTGAATTGTTGCGTCGTACACAACATAGTGTTCAGGAGCGATTGCCGCTCCATTTGGACGAACAGCGATTCTGTATGTACCTGACGACGCCGCTTGGTTACAGATTGTGACTGTTGAAATAACCGTTTGTGTTGAGGCAGGGCAGGTGTACAGAGTTGTGTTCGTCGTGGCTGAGGGATTGGATTGACCCAATACCTTGTAAGTAGTTGCCATGCGGTTATCCTCCGATTAGAAGTAATGGACTGATTGTACCAGTCGCGTTATTTGTGGCTGTTGTTGCACTTGCTGAAGCACTTGACGCTGAGGCTTGAGCCAAGGTGACGAAGGAAGAAATATCTGCTCCGTCTAGGCTGTAAGTTGCGGCGGTCAAAGCGGTATAAGTTGCAAACGCAGTATCTAACGCCGTGTATGTAGCGTATGTACTAGGGATGTACCAATACTTTCCTGAAGCAAGAATCTTATCTGTTGTCTGATTGATTAAGACATCCAAAGCGGTAATGTTAGTTTCAAGGTTAGCAAAACTGGTTTCATCAATAGCCTGTACATAGTTTTGGCTCAATGTAGGGGTAGGGCTAAGGTCTGCTAAATCTAGTGAGCCAGCAGTCGTATAAGGCACCGAAATCGTGTATGTACGCCCTCCAGCAAAGGATTCTTCGACGGTATAGACAAAAGGGTTAGGTATAACATCAGGGTCGTTTGTAGCGGGTAGAGTGACTGAAAAGGCACCAGCGCTAAGAGGAACCACGACGCTTGACGGAGCAACCATTTGGTCGTCTGTACCATTACGAAGAACTTCTCCGAGGGTAAAGCGAACCTGTCCTGCAATAGCCGCACCTTCGTAATTTACATAATTACCCGTGATGGTTACGGTTGTCAATGATGCGGCGAGTGCCATTACGCACCAACCAAAAAGAATAAATCAAATCCTGAACCAAGGACATTTTCTGCCGTTTGTTTAGATGTTAAAGCGCTACTAACTGCGGTTGATAATAAAGCAGTATTAGTTGAAGCCTCGGTTGTTGCAACTTCTAAATCTGTTAATAAAGTATTGGAGGTGTTATATCGGGCAATGGGTACATACGGTTCAGCCATTTTAGACCCCCATCATCATCAACTGGTTAGTGTTGTAATTGGCTAGAGCGCCCGCCGCTTTGGAAGCGTCGCTCGCATAAGTCTCTGCGTCATCTGCTTTTTCATCTGCATCAACAACAAGAACCCGAATACTTTCTGCACCATTATAGCGAGTTAATAAAGCCTGATAAGCGTCTACGGATACATAAGCCGCCGCATCTGCGGAGTCAAGGGCTGGTAGTAAATCGGCTAAGTTTTGAGTTGTTCCTGCTACCGACAACGGTAGAGCCAATTCGATTGTGCGTCCGCCTGTAAAGTTTTCTTCAAAAGTATAAATAAAAGGTTGCGGTGTTACATCTGTATCGCTAGTTACGGGAAGAACGACAGAAAAGGAACCTGTGGCATCAAAAGTCTTTTGAATTACAACAGGAATAATAATTACATTCTCTGTAACTTCTTTAAGAATCGTCTGCGGGGTGATATTGATTGAGCCACGAACAGGGTTACCGCTCAAATCTACATAAGTCCCAACAACCGTACAGGTAGATAATGTCGTTGGTAAAGGCATTTATCAAGTGCCTTGACGAAGGATGTTTACAGTCTGTGTTGATGAAGCGACAACGCCATAGAGTTTTTCATCGTCCTGAAGTTCGACGGAAAAACTAATACCTGCGCCTAGCAAAAATCCATAGTCTGTCGTAGTGACGCCTTCGCCACCAAGAAAAACATCTGCTCCACCTGCGGGATTTTGAACATTGATGGTCTGACCGTCTTTGCCATCAAAGTCGGAAGTTAGTTTAGTAGCGGTGGTTCCTACTGAAACTCTTGAGTGTGATACAGCCATATTAACTCCTAAGAAAGAGAAGGGCGACCCATTTTACCGAATCGCCCTCCGTGCTATTCAGCGACTTCTTTTGTTTTCTTTGTAGCCTTTGGCTTTGGAGCCTCTGCTACTTCTTCAACTACATCTTCTTCAATCAATTTGATGTAGCGATTATTAGCCAAAGACTTAGCGTGACGCCAACCTTTGACTTCTACGATGTCTCCAGCCACAAGTTTGCGACCATCAACAATCATTGATTTAAGAATTTGTGCTTTCATATTACTCAGTTGTGTCAATCCAGCAGTATGAGAATGTTGCTGATGCTTGGTTAATTGCACTTGCGGTTGGATTGTAAAGATAGATTGATACTGTATCTTCCGCTGTTACAGCCGCTCCACAGAAAATCAAATCATCGTTCAAATCTGCTGGTGGATTTACAATAATGATGTCGGTTGTAGCCGCACCAGTTAGTGTGAATGTTGTTGCACCGCGGGTTGTTGCGTTGATTGAAGCAGGGTCGATTGCTACTGTACCGAATTCGATACCGTAAACCATGTCGTTGTCGCCGATTTGTAGAGCGCCAACTGCCGCTTCACCCTTTGTAAGTCTGTTTACTAATGCCATTTTTTTCTCCTAAATAAAGGAAGGGAGTGAGACCGTCAAAAGTCCCACCCCCTTCTTTAACTAATTAAGCGACGATTGTGTTCCAGAAGTAGCCGAGGTCAGCGGAGATGACTTTGTTATCGAAAGCCATTTCTGCTTCAACGCGGTCTGACTTGATGGATTCCATACGGAACTGTGATGTTCCGATTGTTGCGCCAAGTCCACCTGATACACCAGTCCATGCGAATGTGTATCCAGCAGAAGGGGTCAATAGCCCAGGCTGAGGAGCAACATGGCAAAGAAGAGCCTTCTTACCATGAGCGAAGCCGTAGGCTTCTGCCGCACCTTCAACATTTGTTGCCTTGACTGCCTTTGCAACCATTACGCGAGGAATGTCGAACATTGCCGCGAGCATATCGGTTGTGATTGTCTGTGAAGATGTGTACTTGATACGGTCTACCAAGTCAGGGTGATTCTTTAGTGACTTGAATACATCGTATCCAAGAACCAAAGTGTTCGCTTCCATACCTGTGTTTCCTAGAATTTCAGCCTTAGCCGCTTCTAGGTCAGAGATTGGGTCAGATGAAGTGTAATCACTCCATTGCTTTGTCTGTCCTGATGATGGAGCGCCAGCAACACCTGTTACATCGTCAGCCCATACACCAGTTCCGAAGAAATCGGATACCCATTGTAGTTCACGACGAAGCATCAAACGACGAGTAACGAACTCTGTTGCCTCACGAAGAGGGTTTAGAGGAGCGTCTGCGTTAGCAACAGTTTGGTCATCAACATCCTTGTGGAAAGCCCACACATCTGCTGAATATGTTCCTGTTGAAAGATTGTAACCGCCACCAGCAGATTCAGTTCCAGGCGCACGGCGTTGAGCCTCATCGCGGAACCAATCGTTCTTGGTGTAAGTAAAGTATTTATCGCTCTTCTTATCGACAGGGATTACTGGGAATACCTTGTCTGCGATAAAGTTATCTTGGTTCTGTAAGTAAGCAACCGAGATATTTGTAAGAATTGCGTCCACATGGACGGAATTGATATTTGGCTGTGGCATTTTTAGTTAGCCCCCTAGTTCGCTCTTGTTGGGTTTGAGCAATTAACAACGGCGGTGATGACTTCAGCATCGGCTCCTGCCGCTGTAAGTGCCTGACCTACAACAAATTGAGTGGTATCGGTTGTAGCAATCTTGTCTGCCTTACCTGCTGAGGTAACGCTCAAAAATGCTGGAAGTGTAATCGCTTCCCCTGCTACTAATTTAGTTCCACCTGAAACAAGAACTTCTGCTTCTTGTCCTGAAGTTGGAGCATTTTGTAAAACGCCAACTGGTACATCTGTGATTGCCGCGATAGCGACTGCCTCACCTGATGAATTCAACTTGACGAAGTTGTACTGCTTAGCGGAAAGGTCGGCACCTGCAACGAGGGTGACCTTTACCGAGTAATTGGAGATTTCGTATGCCATGTTTTAGGCACCTTTCTCGGATAGGTATTGGCTGTAAAGGTCAGGGTTTTTTGACGCAACATCAGCCATCGCCTGTGCGAATGACTTTGCTACACCCTCTTCAACAGCAGACTTAGCAAGCGTAGTCATACGCTCATAAGCATTGCCTGATTTGAAGTCCGCAGATTTGCCGATTTCTGCAAAAATAGATGCTGATTCAGCCTGAGCATTAACAGAAGAAAGAATCTCTTCAACGCTCTTTGCTAGTTCTGAATCTGTCTCAGACAAGCGACGAAGCGCTGGTCCAACTTTTTCAGCATTGATGTTGAG